TGGATCGCTGTTTATACCAGATCCAAATGTTCCTGGAAATCCACAATGGGTAAATGGAAGAAATACATTTACGGTAATTGATACTCCTAATTTACAAGATCTTGGAAGAACCTATCAGGAATTTATATCCAATACAAGAGTTAATGAAAGTTCTGCCCAAGAAGATTTTTCATCATCTGCAATAGCAAATGTTACTGATACCAGTATTCTTACTACAAGAAATATTACCATTTTGAGTAGTTTTAATCAAACTACTAATACAATTACAAATACAACTACAAACACAACAACTACAACAAATACAACAGTCGCACAAAATCAAGTCAATCAATGGGAAACACATGATCCTCTTGCACAGTCCTTCTACATCCGTGATAATACTGGGGTATTTTTAACTTCAGTTGAAGTATTTTTTGAAACTAAAGATGATACTATTCCAGTAACTCTTCAGTTAAGACCTATGGTTGCTGGTGTACCAAGCAACATGGTTATTCCTTTCTCTGAAGTTACTTTATCACCAGATGAAGTAAATCTTTCTGCTGATGGATCAATTCCTACAAGATTTGTATTCCCATCTCCAGTATATCTTCCAGGTCCACAGCAACTTGAAGTTCGTAATGCTCCTGTTGGAAGTCAGCAAACGTCTGAATTTTCAATTGTTCTTCTTTCTGGAAGTCCGCAATATAGAGTCTTTATTTCTGAACTTGGATTTAATGATATTCAAACCGGAATAAAAATATCAGCACAACCAACTCTTGGAAGTCTGTTCAAATCACAAAATGGTTCAACTTGGTCTCCTTCACAACTTGAAGATTTGAAGTATAAAATTTATAGAGCAGACTTTGTTCCAGAAGGTCTTGTTAGATTCTTTAATCCAAAACTCTCTTTAGGAAACAAAAAAGTAACTGTGACTGGAAGTAATCAATTATTACCTCTTTCCAAGAGAATAACAGTTGGATTGGGATCTACCGGATATAATACTGCTGGTATAACTCAAGGTATTACAATTAAGCAAGGGTCTGCAACCGGCAAACTCATTGGAATTGCGGGAAGTATTACTTCTATTAGTATTGCAAACACTGGTATTGGATATTCTACAGGAACATTTACTGGAGTTTCGTTAGAAAGTGAAACGGGAGTTGGTTTTGGTGCTCAAGCAACGATTCAAACTGCAAATACGGGTATTACGACAGTAACTATTACCAATGGTGGTTTTGGATACGTTCAAGGAGATTCTTTGATTATTCCAGAAAAAGAATATGGACTTAATGTTGGATTTGGTGGAAAACTCACAGTTACTAATATTTCAACAATATCAAATGCATTTATTTTAGATAATGTTCAAGGAAACTTTAGTGTTGGAATTACATCACTGACTTATGTAAATTCCATTGGAAGTGTAGTTTCTACTGGTGCTACAATTGGAACAATTATTCCTGATCCATATTATGATGGATTGCATATGAAGATTAGTCAAATGAATCATTGTATGCATTCCACCGAAAATTATGTAAAAATTAGTGAAATGAGACCTCCAAAGGATGGAGTTAATTCAAGACTTTCTCAAGCAGTTACAAGTAGTGCATTATTAATTCCGGTAATTTCCTCTACAGGATTTGAAACTTTTGAAGGGATTGCAGTGAGTGCTTCAAATCCAGGATATGCAATTATTGGTTATGAAGTTATTAAATACACTGATGCAAGTAATGGTGTCCTTACAGTAACTCAAAGAGGAGTCGATGAAACTCAAGCACAATCATATGATACTAATGTTCCTGTTTATAAGTATGAGTTTAATGGACTCTCTATGAGAAGAATTAATAAGGTTCATAATTTTGCTGAAGTTGATAGTAACCATCCAATTGCTTTAAATTCTTACCATATTAAGATTGATCCTTCTGATACTGATTATAATAATGCTGGAATAGGATCAGATCGTACAAATGATTTGTATTTTACTCAAACTATACAAACAGGAGAACCTGGAACAGTAATTACAAATAATATTCAATTTGAAGCAATTACTCCAAAAGTTTCTTATGTTATTCCGGGAAAGACAAATCTTAATACTAGAGTTAGAACCTTTACTGGAACTAGTATTAGTGGTTCTGAAAAATCATTCACAGACAAAGGATTTAATTCAATTCCTTTAAGTGGAACTTTCTATTTTGATTCTCCAAGACTTATTTGTTCCGATGTTAATGAACAGGAGTTCATCACAGAATCTCCAGGAGGTAAATCATTTACTATGGAATTCTTGATGAACTCAACAGATTCAAGAGTATCTCCAGTTATTGATCTAATCAATGTTAGTACCATTTTAACTTCTAATTTGGTTAATAGTCCTGTTGGCGTAAATGATGCTTCTGATTATGCAAATGAGGATTCTATTAGATCACTATATGATGATAAGCACGAGACGGTTTATATTTCAAAACCAGTGAGATTAAAAATTCCCGCAAACTCAATTAAAGTTCTCCTATCTGCAAGTCATACCAATACTAATGATGTTCGCGTTCTTTATAGAATTTTCAGAGAAGATTCTTCTGAATCTTCTCAAAATTATGAATTATTCCCGGGATACAAAAATTATCAAGTTGACGGACAAGGAATTAAGAGAGTAATTGATAATTCGCAAAATGATGGATCAGCAGATTCAAAAGTTGAATTTAATTCTGATGGATCTTTTAGAGATTATGAGTACTCTGTGGACGACCTTCCAGATTTCACCGCTTTCTCAATTAAGATTGTAATGGCTGGAGAAAATCAAGCAATTCCTCCTCTGGTCAGACAGTTAAGAGCAATTGCTACAGCAAAACCTAAGGTATAAAATTATGGACTATATTAAAGTAAAGGACAAAGATTATTTGCTTCGTGATACCTTTTCAAATGGAATTATTAGTAATGATGATCAAGGATATCAAGCATATGCCGAAAATTATAAAAGAGCATATAATGAATCAAAGAAAATTAAAAATCTTGAAAATGATGTGAATGATATTAAAAGTGATTTGAATGAAATTAAAAATTTATTGAGAGGTTTAGCAAATGGATCCTGATAAGATTTCTCTTGAAAGTATTTCAAAAATGTTTGAATATGAAAAACTTTCTAGAGATATAGATAGTATAGATGATGTTGAGACTTTGAGAACCCTAGCAAAGTCTCATATTAAATTATATCTTAGTCAACAAGAAGTCGTTGCAAGTCTTAAAATCTAATGGCCCAACCATCTACAAGACAAGAACTTATTGATTATTGCAAAAGAAAACTGGGAGCACCAGTTTTAGAAATTAATGTTGCGGATGAGCAAATTGAAGACCTGGTAGATGATGCAGTTCAGTTTTTTCAAGAAAGACATTTTGATGGAGTATATCCAACTTTTTATAAGTATAGGATAACTCAGGGAGATATTGATAGAGGTAGGGCAGGATATGGAAGTAATTCAACAAGTTCAGTTGGTATTGCAAGTACATCAGCAACATCAAATATTGTTGGAACTGCGACCACATTCAGTTTCTACGAAAATAGCAATTATCTACAAGTTCCACCCAATATTATTGGCGTAAACAAGATTTTTATGTTTGATAGTGCCAATACTATCACAAGCAATATGTTTAGTGTGAAATATCAATTATTCTTAAATGATATTTACTATTGGGGAACAACTGAACTTCTCAGTTATGCAATGGTTAAAACTTATCTTGAAGACTTGGATTTTCTTTTAAATACTCAGAAACAAATAAGATTTAATAAAAGACAGGATAGATTATATCTAGATATTGATTGGTCTTCAGTAAGAGTAGATCAATATCTTATTGTTGATTGCTATTCAACTCTAGATCCAAATGATTACTCTAGAGTTTGGAATGATTCATTTATCAAACCTTATCTAACTTCATTAATAAAAAAACAGTGGGGTCAAAATATGATGAAGTTTACTGGAGTTAAACTTCCAGGTGGTGTTGAGTTAAATGGTAGACAAATGTATGACGATGCACAAAGAGAAATTGACCTATTGATGGAAAAGATGTCCAATACGTATGAACTTCCACCTTTAGATATGATTGGTTAAAAAATATGCTCAATCCATTCTTTTTACAGGGTTCAAATACTGAACAGGGTCTTATCCAAGATCTGATTAATGAACAATTAAAAATGTATGGGGTTGAGGTACATTATCTTCCAAGACAATTTATTACTGAGAAAACAGTTATAAGAGAAGTTATAGAATCTGAATTTAATAATGCATATCCAATAGAAGCATACGTCGAAACTTATGATGGATATAGTGATAATCCAACTATTTTATCAAAATTTGGAATTCAAGCATTGAATGAGATAACTCTTACAATATCAAGAGAAAGATTTAAAACTTATATTTCACCACTAATAAAAGAACAATCTGATATAAAATTATATTCTAGACCAAAGGAAGGTGATATAATTTATTTTCCTCTCGGAAAAAGATTATTTGAAGTTAAATATGTGGAGCATGAAAAACCTTTTTATCAACTTCAAGGTCTTTATACCTATCAATTAAGATGCGAATTATTTAGATATGAAGATGAACTTATTGATACTGGAATTGGAGAGATTGATGAACTTATTAATACTGAAGAAAACGTAATTGGAAATGTTATAAATTTAACAATGGTCGGAGTCGGTATTACTGCAACTGCAGTAACATCAATAGTGAATGGTGGAGTAAGATATATTACGGTTACAAATCGTGGAGGAGGGTATACAAGTACGCCTACTGTTGGTATTTCTTCAGCACCCGCTGGAGGAAAAACTGCTACTGCAATTGCGGAAATGATTGATGGAGTTGTGGTTTGTAATACAAATATAAATCCAGAATCAAAATCAGTACAAAGAGTTTTAGTTTCTAATCCAGGATATGGATACACCGTAGCACCTGGAGTGCGACTTATTGGTGGTGGTGGAAAGGGAGCAACTGCCGCTGCAACAATCGGAGATGGTATCGTTGGCATCATAACTATTACAAATTCTGGTTCTGGATATGCAATCCCACCATCAATTGCATTTACTGGAATTTCTTCAGTATCTGCGGCCGCAACTGTTGTTGTGTCTGCTGCTGGATCAATTACTTCCATTTATATTACAAATGCAGGACTTGGATACTCTGAACCACCAAGCATAGTTATAGGTTCTCCTCCAACAAATTCCAGTGGAAAATTCATATTCAATGAAATAGTAACAGGATCTCAAAGTGGAGTTACTGGAAGAGTTAAGTCTTGGAATTCAATTACAAATGTGCTCCAACTCTCTAATATTAAGGGTGAGTTTATGATAGGAGAAAATATTGTTGGAACATCTTCAAGTGCATCACATTATTTAAAATCTATAGATTCAACACCAAATATATTAAAAGATGGTTATTCCGCTAATGACGAAATTGAAGAGGAGGCAGATGAAATTATAGATTTTACAGAAGTCAATCCATTTGGAATGCCTTAGATTGTATAAATACTTGTTATTAGTTGATCAAATAGTAGTATTATAAGTTATCAGTATGTTTGAATATTTTTATCACGAAATTTTAAGAAGAACTGTAGTTTCTTTCGGTTCTTTGT